GAAAAGGAATAGAATGGTGGCGGTAGTTGCAGTTGCCACTCTCCTACCCTTGGCCCCCAGCAATGGGGGCTTTTTTATGTCTCAAGAAAATTTTGCTGGCCGATCTTGAATGCGCCGCTGTTGATGCGGTACTGTAAATTGCTTTGGTTATCGATGGTGTACATGATCAGCCACGACAGAACCTCAGACTTTAAGGTCTCGCCGCACTCAGAGACATCCCAGTATTTGATCCCCTCGACTTCGCGCTCTGTGACGATGGCTCCAGACTTGTCTGGCCGCATCCACATGGGAAGCGTGTCCTGCGCCAGCCAAACGCATTTATAGGTCTTGCAAGGCTCTTCTGGGCGGGTCTCGTAAATGCCGCAACCTTTGTCGAGGTAGAAGCAGGGCCGACCCGGCTGGAACTCATGCCCGTGGGCCTCCCCACTTAGCCAGCCCTCACAGCAAGCCGTGCATTCCCCGCAGGCGCGTTCTGGCAATATCGGTATCACTTTGTCGGTCATGCATTTCCTGCTGGAGTCATTAAAAGAATTTGCGTTTGGATAAACTGCCTCTGGGCTTCTTCAACGCCAGCGTCAAAACCTGCCAAGTAAGCCTCCATCAGCGCCTCGTCTATTTCGGTCTCTGATTTCCCAACGAGCGGGAGACCTCTAGGTTCATATGGCTCACGATCTCCACGCATCTTTGATGTTCCTTTGCGGCAATGATAGGCTCAACAAACGCGGCAATCTTGTGCGCAAATTGAACGATGTCCACATCGTCGGCAACAACCGCGTTTGGTTCATGCAGATCGCAGTAGAAAAAAATTTGTTTGATGGTCTCTTCACTCAGCATTTTTGTTCTTCCAGAGTTCCCAGTTGATGATGGTGGTTCGTGCAATTGATCGTTGCGCCAGCGCCTTGTAGGGGTTGATGTCGTTGTCGAGAAACTCTTCAACAATCATGTCCTTCTGAAGAAACAATTCGTGGCGCTCGGCCTTGTCCTTGTTTTCCCATAAGGTTCCATCGCTGGCTCTGAATGCTTCAATTTTTTGCATGATTACTTATGGTCGTTTTTGAGTTGCCAAAACGCCAGAAGGTGCATGAACATCTCCCAGCCCGTAGCAAGGTCTTCAAGGGGCCACTCTTTGACCACCACGAGACCCGGGACATTGCGCGAGACAAACACATTGGCACACCGCGCCGTTGGAACTCCAAGCCCCACACGGTATGCGGCCAACTGCATCATGTGTTCATCGTATCCACCAATCTTGTCTGGGTCGGTAAACTCTTTGGTTTTGATGTCAGCCACAAAGCCGCCGTCCGAGTCAGAATAGAGGTCGCATTTACCCCCAAATCCTGCCTCGTGCGCAAAGGCTCGTTCGCTGATCCATGTGCGTGGGCCAGCCCAGTTGTCAATTGCTTGCGTGCAGGCGGCAACCATCTCGGCGTGCTTACCTGTTGTCTTTCCTTCATAGTGTCCTTGTATTGATGCATGGATGTCTGTTCCAGCATCCGCCGCAGAACGACCCTGTTCTTTGGAATCGTTGATGATTCGGTCGATGTATTCCTTTTCAGGTTCGTCTGGGCGGCGTGGAAGCGTGAGCGCCGCATACAGCACCTGCTGTTGCATCCAAGCAAGCAGGGCGGGTTTTGCGGCGATGTTGAGGATTGTAGTGACACTAGGCACCAAGTTCATCGTGCGTGCGTCGCGTAGGGTCGTGGCGCGTTGACCGCCCTTCTTGGCCTCTACGGTGTACTGCGGCACCCCATCGCGGGTGTACCAGTGATTTGACTCAGATGCTCGTGGTGCTGATGCTTGTAGCATTTTCTTTCTCCAATTTTTTCTTTGCGTGACGGTCTTTCATCATCTGGCTCATTTTTGCTTTGCCTTCAGGAGTCATTGTGCGTTTTCTTTTTGGTGGGTTTTTTTCGCCCTCCAGCACTTTAATTCTTGCAATGAGGTAGATCATGTCGTTGTTCATGTCATTAAACAACTTTGACATTTGATCAAGGTCTTTTCTCAATTGAACTCGCTCTGTATTTGAAATAAACATTGCCACTCTCCTTTGGTTTAAAACGGGATGTCGTCGTCCATGTCGTCAAAGCCTGAACCTTTAGAGGCGCTTGCGGCTTTGGCGGGCTGGTTGCCACGAGCCTGCCACTCAGGTGACTGCTCAATCTTGGCGCGAAGGTTGTCACCGAAGGTCTCAAACATATCCATGTCTGGGCTTTCAATGTAGAACGCGGCGCACTTGTTATGGCCTTCAGGCAGGTTTGCCTTCATTGGCTTGGGCACCGAGTTGATGTTGGCAATGTTGGTGTACTCTTTGCCGTTGTTGCCCACCGCCTTGGTGATGGCAATCATGGCCCAAGCGCCAAGCACATTGTCAATCTGGAACCCACGCAACTCATCTTGGGTGAACTCGCGGCCACGCCATGTTTGCAGGTCTTTGCGCAAGGTTGCCTTCTCTGCCAATGACAGCGTGAAGTTCTTGCTGATCGACATGGGTTCACCCTTGGCCGTGACCAGTGGTTTGCCAGCGTCGTCTTCGCCATGCACCTCAAACTGCAACATCACTTTGGGCAGGTTCTTGATCTGTCCAAGGTACTCGCTCTTTTGTGTTCCAAGGTCAACGATGCGGTAGCACCGCGCCAAGTACATCCCCGGGGGCACTGGGGTAAAGGTTCCGCCGCCGCTTTCTTTCGCTATTAAAGCCATCTCATTCGCTCCTAGTTTCAGTTGATTTTGGCCGTCTAGTAACCCCGCATTCAAAGCAAATGGTGTTCCAGTCGTCCTCGGTTGCAACGCCTGTCTCAGCCCGTTCTAGAGCCTCCTCAAGCATTTGTTGCCTCTCCAGCATCGCTTGGTTGTATTCCTCTTCACTGTGCATACACTCTCCCTTCGCTGTTGATGTGTTGGTATCATACACACATTAACTTATTTTGCAACAACACTTGCACAAATGATTTTTTGGTGTATGATCAAGTTTCACTAACATGAAAGGGTCGCAATGACATTGGAAGAATTTTTTGAAGACAAGCCGCGAGGATCGAAGATCACTCTGGCTCGACACTTGGGCATCACCAAGCAGTGGATGGCGGCAATCATCACAGGGCGCGGGTTGGCAAGTGCAGAGGTTTGCGCCGCGATTGAGCGGTACACAAGGGGCAAGGTGTTGCGTGCGACACTGCGGCCCGACATCTTTGGAGAACTCAAGTGATTTGGTACAAATTCTATCTGGGCGACTACATCACACACACCAACCACCTATCGGATGCTGAAGACTTAGCATACCGCCGCCTTCTTGATTTGTACTACATCAGCGAGAAACCAATCCCACTTGAAACCGAATCGGTTGCACGCAAGATACGCCTTGATTTGGACATAACCGAATCGGTTTTGGGGGAATTTTTTGACAAGGGTGTTGACGGGTATCGCAACAGTCGTTGTGATGCTGAAATCGCGAAGTATCAACATCAAGTCGAAAATAATCGACAACTCGGAAAGCGAGGCGGCAGGCCGAAGAAAACCGAATCGATAACCGAAACGAAACCGAAGGTTATCCCTAATCAGATACAGATACAGAATAAGAATATATCGTCGGTGACACCGACAACATCGCGATTTGATGAATTCTGGTCTGCATGGCCTTCGTCAAAGAGGAAGGTTGCCCGCGCTGAATGCGAGAAGAAGTGGTTCAAGCAAAACCTCGACAAGGTGGCTGACACCATCATTGCCAGCGTGAGCAAGTTAAAGCGCACCGAGCAGTGGACAACAGGCTTTGATCCTGCGCCATTGACTTACATCAACCAGCGCCGCTGGGAAGACGATGCAGGTGAAGCGCCAGCAGGTCGGAGGGTGATATGACCCCAGCCGAGCGTTTTGTTTCGCGTCTAGGCAAGGTCAGGGGCCGCAATGGTTCATGGACTGCACAGTGCCCAGCACACGAGGACAAGTCACCATCGCTGTCAGTTCGGGAGACCGAAGATGGCCGAGTGCTGGTGCATTGTTTTGGTGGATGCGCGGTGCATGATGTTGTTGGCGCCGTCGGCATGGACATGAACGACCTGTTCCCACCAGACGACAAAAAGCGCGACTGGAACGATACAGGCAAGCCTAAAGTCAAGCCAGCGTTCTATGCAAGTGACCTACTACGAATTGCGTCGTTTGAGTGCTTGGTGGTGATGATTGCGGCATACGACATGGCAAAGGGCAAACAACTCAGCAATGAGGACATGGAGCGATTAAAAGTGGCACAACAGCGAATAGAGGAGGTAGTGGTATATGCAGGTATCTGAGATACAAAAACGGGCCAAGGAATTGGACGAGGCGCGTCGCATTCGGATTGTCAAGCCTGATGAGGTTGACTTTGAGAAGTACATCAAGGCCAACGATGTTGGTCAGAAGGTACGCGGCGCAATGGAATTTTTAGAAGAGGTTCGCGAGGACTTCATCAATCCCAAGCAGGAGCCACAGCAGTTGATGCCGTGGCCGAAGACGCACCAAGGTTTTGGTTTTCGCGCAGGTGAGGTGACCTTGTACGCTGGCGGCAACGGTGGCGGCAAGTCAATGGTCACTGGACAGATTGCATTGCACCTAATCAAGCAGGGCCAGCGCGTAATGATTGCATCGTTTGAGATGAAGCCTAAACGCACGCTGACTCGTATGCTTCGACAGTTTGCGGGCGAGAATATTTACAGCCCGATGTACATGAATAAGCAGAAGTACCTTTTGGACATGGTCACAAGGTTGCAGGACTTTTCGCACGGCAAGTTGTGGCTGTATGACCAGCAGGGCACGGTGACATCACAGCAGGTCATCGCGGTGGCCCGATACAGCGTCGTCGAGTTGGGTGTGCAACACATCTTCATTGACTCGCTGATGAAGTGTGTGTCTGGTGAGGACGACTACAACGCACAGAAGATGTTTGTTGATGAATTGACTGCACTGGCGCGTGATCACAATGTCCATGTGCATTTGATCCATCACATTCGCAAGTTGGCAAGCGAAGAGATACAGCCAAACAAAAACGACATCAAAGGATCGGGTGCGATCAGTGACCAAGTTGACAATGTGCTGATGGTCTGGCGCAATAAAAAGAAAGAGCATCAAGCGCAGACGGGGCCAGTCGATCCAATGATCCCTGATGCCATGCTGATGTGCGAGAAGCAAAGGAACGGCGAGGCCGAGGACTGGTACTCGCTTTGGTATCACAAAGACAGCCAGCAGTTTGTTGAGTACGACAACAGCGTGCCTATGTCTTTTGACAATGGAGGAAGGTTTTGAATGAAACGCAAGAAGGCGTTGGAGAAGATGAACATCGGCATCGCTGTCTCGTTCGATGGGTCATACAAAAAAGACTACAAGATCGTGACGGTGCTTACAAGTGGCTCAACGGCTACCGTGACCACTTGGGCAGATACCACAAGGGGTGGAATGAACTACATCCCAAGTCGCGTCTTGAAACAGATGTTCGAGAACAGTGGACAAAGGGTAATCGAGGAAACGAAGGAGAATGGAAATGAATATATTTGAACAGGGCAAAACCCTATATACGCAGAACGAATTCAATGACGCGTTGGCCGAAGCGAAAGCGGAGATCATGGCGGTTGCAATTCAAACCAGCAAGCAGGCAATCTTGATTGAGCGCAACGCTTGCGCTGACCTTGCGCTTGAGTGGAGTCAAGAAGAATTGTCTGAGGCCATCCGCCACCGCATGAGGCCGCAATGATTGAGATCACACTGCCTTGGCCCCCATCGGTCAACACTTACTGGCGAAACTTCGATGGCCGCATGATCATCAGTGCAAGAGGGCGTGAGTATCGCGAGACTGTTGGTGACCAGATGATGCTACAGCGACAGGTGAGGCATTTCAAAGGGCCGTTGCGTGTTGTGATCGAAGCATGGAGGCCAGACAAACGCCGCCGTGACTTGGACAACCTGTTAAAGGCAACACTTGATGGACTGGCTCACGCTGGTGTGTACGAAGATGATTCGCAGATTGTTGACCTGCGTATCTATTGGGCACCAGACCTTGGTGGGATGCTGAAGATCAAGATCGAGGAGATCAAATGAAACAAGAGCCAGAATGGATTGATGTCTTGGCATTGATTGCAATGCATTCGTTGTTGCAGACAGCGCCTAAAAGCGCAAAGCCAGAACAAATTGCATATGCGGCATATCAACAGGCGGAGGCAATGATGAAAGAGAAGGAGAGATCAGATGAGTATGAGTGACATTTGGAACATCATGTTGATTGTGTTTGCAATCAGTGGTGCATTGAGTTGGTTGTTTGTAATTTTTGTTGGTTTATTTTATTGGGCGTGCAGTCGTCCACCACAGGAGGAATAAATGTTTGAATCATTCGGAGATTTTTTTTGGACATTCATGGCAATGAGTGGCTTTATGTTTTGGATTTGCTTTGTGGCGTTTGTGGTGATGGTCATTAAGCGACGCCGTAGAAATAAGGGGAGCATTTATGAGTTCTGAAGATAGAGACCCACATAAGGCGGTGGACTACATCCTGAAGCACGCCTCGCTCTTTGCTCGTGCGAAAGCAGAGCGCACATACATCGAGCATTACCGCAAGAGCCTGAAGGGAATACTCATGAAGCGGTCGATGGAGACCGCCATCGGTGCGCAGGAGCGTGAAGCATATGCACACCCAGAGATGATTCAATTGTTGGAGGGATTGAAGGCGGCGACCGAGGTGGAAGAACGCCTCAAATGGGATATCACTGCGGCGACTTTGCGAGTGGAAATATGGCGAACAGAACAGGCTAACAACAGGGCCGAAGGAAAGGCCACGGTGTGAACACCTATCAAAGCATGGTAGTGAACGCGACTGGCTGGTTCCTCGTGTTGTTAGATGGCTGGGTGATGCACACGCATTGGGTGGCCGCACTTGGTTTTGTTTTTTTGATTTATTCGATGTGGAGCATTTTTATGAAGACACCAGAAGATGAAGCATTTGAAGAAGTAGAGAAGGCGCAAGGCTGGCGCAAGCGGCAGATTGAAATGAAGCAGATCAATGATGCATTTGACGAGGAGTACATCAAGTATCGCGATGCATTTCCAAAAGAGAAATTTGTTGTGCCTGTTGATCGCAATGAAGTTCTGGAAGAAGTTGCCAAAGAGTTTGACAAGATGAAATCTTTTGGAGATACCGCCGCGTCATTCGCGGCTTATGTTCGGGATATGAAGCGATGACCGACAAACCAAAGACCTGTCAGGTGTGTCGCCTACGGCCAGCAGACAAGCAAGTTCAAACCAGCAGGGGCGCTCCCCAGTGGCGATGCCAGACCTGCCACGACCTGAAGAACCGTGGCGGCTTTACCAAGGGCAAGCAATGACCACGCTGAAGGAAAAAAAACACATGAGCGCGGTGGCCGAGTTGGGTTGTGCCGTATGCAGGCGAATGGGGTACGAGGGTACGCCAGCAGAATTACACCATCCAAGGCGATTGGCGGGGGGCTGGGGCCGTTCTAGCCACATGGCCGTCATTCCGCTATGCCCAGAGCATCATCGCGGCTCTACGGGCCTCCACGGCCTTGGCACGCGGGGTTTCGAGAAGCATTACGGTTATGACGAGGCTGATCTGCTTAAAGACACCATGTTGTTGCTTGGACGCAACACTGGGGAAAGTACCTAGAAAATAAATTAAAAAAGTCTTGCGCAGGTGAAATATGGTGTTACACTTACCTCACTGACCAAGCAATAGTGCAAGGCAGAACCAGCGAAGGAAAAGCGACATGAACAACGATCTCAACATCAACAGCGTAGACACACTCGGTGCTTTGTTAGCACAAATTGCCGACCTTACCAAGCAAGCCGACGCAATCAAAGACTCCATCAAAGAGTCTGCCAGCGCAGGCGGTGCCAAGGTTGTAGAGGGTGCGCTCTTCAAGGCCACTTACATCGAATCCAACCGCTCTGTGTTCGACAAGGACGCGTTCATCAAGGTACACGGCGCAGAGGCATACGCCGCGTTCACCAAGGTGTCTGCTGTGTTCTCTGTCAAGGTCACCAGCAAGTAAGCCCAACGCCCCTTCGGGGGCTTAACCAAAACGAAAGCGAATCGGATATGGACAACTACACAGCAACAGGTTTAGCAGAGGGCTTCATCGAGGCCGAGAGCGAAGAGCAGGTGATCGAGGCGTGGCAACATCTCGTCGATACTGGCCTCGCATGGCGTCTGCAAGGTTGGTTTGGCCGCACGGCCCAGCACCTCATCAATGAGGGAGTGATCACAGCATGAGAAAACTGATCAACACCTACCGCCGCCTGCCGTCGCCAACAAACCGTCGCCGTTTGCAGGCATACATTCAGAAGTACCCAATGTCTTGGGTGCTGGCAACCGAAAGCCAACGCGAGTTTTTGCGGGCCAACGAATTTGGGTGGTCGCTATGAGCAAACGCACAATGGGCCGCGTGCTGGCCGAACTCAAGTCCATTCAATCCGAGGACATTTTTGTGGCCGACAGCATCAAGACTTGCATTGCCTTGCTGGAGGCCGATCTAGGCCGTCGCAAGGGCAATGGCACCCTACCCCCTCACCAGTGGCATAGCGACACTTCTAGGGCCGCCGCAGAGGCCATCGCGCCCAAATTTGGCACCATCACGCGCAAGGTGCTGGCGCATCTGTGTTCGTACCCTCTTGGCCTAACCGATGAAGAGGCACAGCAAACGATGGGCATGGAAGGCAACTCGTATCGGCCATGCCGCGTGACTCTGATGGATCGCGGCTTTGTTGTTGACAGTGGCACCCGTAGAAAAACGCACCAGCGCAAAGACGCGGTGGTGTGGTCTGTAACGCCAGAAGGTTTTTTGGCATTGGAGGAAATATGAGCGAGACAGTGATGAGCGAATACATCAAGGGCTTTGATCACGGTTGCGATTACATCGTGGCGGAGATCGAGCGATACATCAAGGAATGCAACAGCCATGATGCGCTGGTGCTGGTTGAGTTGGTCAAACGACTCAAGATGGAAGACAAACTTAAATGAGGTTTGTTGAATTATTTGCGGGCATTGGTGGCTTTCGCTTGGGTCTTGAGCGTGCTGGTCATCAATGCGTTTGGGCCAATGAATTTATGCCGAAAGCGGCAAGCATTTATGAACACAACTTCAAACACAAACCCGATGCAAGAGACATCAGAACAGTTCACGCTGATGAACTCCCCGATGCCGACTTACTCGTCGGAGGATTTCCATGTGCGACTTTTAGCATTGCTGGCAAGCGAACAGGATTCGGGACAGAAGATACACGAGGTACTCTCTTTTTTGAAATCTGTCGCATCCTCTCTGGTGAGCGAATCCCATATCTACTCCTTGAAAATGTTAAAGGACTCCTCAACCACGATGGAGGGCGAACCTTTGGAGTTATCGTCGCAAGTCTGGATGAACTGGGGTACGACATCCAATGGGAATGTCTTAACAGCAAAAATTTTGGAGTCCCGCAGAGTAGGGAACGAGTGTTCATTGTCGGCAATCTTAGAGACCGACCCAGACCCCAAGTATTTCCTATCGGAAGATGCTATTCAGAGGATGGTGTTCAAGACAGAACGCAACAAACTTTTGAACCGAGGGTTCAAGCCGCAGATCATAAAAGATTCGCAGTCGGAACCTTACTTCACAGACTTTACGAGGGAGACACTAACAATGTCTACCTTGAAGACAGAGTATGTGGAGAAGTTGATGCTTCTGGGATGGGATACACCAGAAGAGGACAAGCAGTTGGGTCTCTTTTGAGACAACTCACGCCGCTTGAGTGTGAGCGCCTTCAATCACTGCCAGACAACTGGACGAAGTGGTATGCCGATGGTTCACTGGTCACTGACTCTCAACGGTATGAGAGGTGTGGTCGCGCCGTCACTGTCAATGTAATACATGAAATTGCAAAAAGGTTACCGTTATGAAATCTTGGACATTTGAGTCAAAAGAGATTGTCGAAACATTTGACAATCATGTGCGTGAACAGTTGCCTTGGTATGACTTGCTCACAACGGCTGTGGTTTACATCGCACGCAACTATATGCCGAAGGGTTGCATCATCACTGAGATCGGCGTATCGACGGGCAACATGACAAAGGCGCTTTTGCCAACCTTCGATGAGCGCGATGGGTGTAGTTATCAAGCCATCGATGCGAGTCCAATGATGTGCGATGTGTTCAATGTAAACATTCAGCATCCGCTCGTCACTTGTTATGAGGCTGACATCTTGGACATCCTTGACGACGACATGGATGGAATCGACACAAGCCATGTCACCATTTTATTTTTGACTTTAATGTTTATTCGAGTTGATGAGCGTGAGCGATTGATAAAAACTCTGATCAATAATTCATACAAAGGTGGATGCATCATTGTGGTGGATAAGGTGCTAGATCATGGCGGTTACTTTGCAACAGTCCTGAAGCGCCTTACGATGCATTTCAAACTCCAACAGGGTGCCAAGCCAGAGGATGTTCTTGCCAAGGAGATGAGTCTGTCTGGTGTGCAAATACCGATTGATCCAGCGATCCTTGGGCCTGATGCCAAGCAGTTTTTCCGCATGGGCGAGTTTGCTGGGTGGGTTATTGAGACATAGGGAAAATACTTAGAAAATAAATTGATAAAGTGCTTGCATAGTGAATTATGGTGTTACACTTCCAATCACTGCAATAAGCAGGTAACAGCGAAAAGGAAAGCGAATCATGGAAAAAGCAAACTTCTCCCAACTCTTGAACGATGCCATTAGCCAACCCGGCATCATCAGCAAGTGCTACAGCACATTCCACGGCTACAGCCTTGGCAATCAACTGCTGGCCTACAGCCAGTGCGTCGCCCGCGACATTCCCATTGGCCCTATCGCCACTTTCAAAAAGTGGAAAGACCTTGGCCGCTCGGTGTCCAAGGGCCAGAAGGCTATCGCTCTGGTGTTGCCCGTCACCATTTCCAAAAAAGATGCCGCTGGCGAAAAGACTGGTGATGTGTTCCAACTGTTCACCATCAAAAACAACTGGTTTGTTTTGGGCCAGACAGAGGGCGAAGACTTTGTCAACGAGGTGGTCGTGCCATCATGGAACAAGGCCAAGGCTCTTGAGGCTCTTGGCATCACAGAGGTGTCGTTCAATCACACCGACGGCAACTGCCAAGGCTATGCAGTGGCAAGCAACATCGCGGTCAACCCTGTGGCCGTCCTGCCCCACAAAACCCGTTTCCACGAGATCGCTCATGTGGTGTTGGGCCATACCAAAGAAGGCCAACTGTCTGACAGCGAAAGCACACCACGCGATGTGCGTGAAGTAGAGGCAGAAGGTGTGGCATACATCCTGTGCGCGTTGCTCGACCTCCCCGGCCTGCACGAGTCCCGTGGCTACATTCAAAACTGGTTGCAGGGCGCGGAGATCACCGACAAGACAGCCCAGCGAATCTTCAGTGCGGCCAACAAAATTTTGGAAGCAGGCCAGCCTGCAAAGGACTAAGGGAAAGTCCTAATAAAAATAATTTGTGGGGGGCTTGCACAGACCCCGCAAGTTAATGTTATACTTTCACCAACAACAGCAATAGTGCAGTTGTTTAAAAGCGAAGGAAAGCGAAATGAAAAACAATTCTTGGAAAAAAGATTACTTGGTCGTCATTCATAGTGACTACGACAACACATGGCGCGACATGACTAACCCCTGCACCTTTAAGCAGGCGGTTCACTTTGTGTGCCATAAGCGGTTTGTTTCTGCAATGGATCGCGGTGCCATACGCATAGTGACTTTGTCAGAGTTCGCTACATTGCCACAGAGCGGAGTAACAGCATGACCTACATTGCCGAAATCGAAACCCGCGTTGCAGGCATCCCCTGCGTGATCGGTGTCGTTGACTACTTCAGCGTGGCTGGTTCCTATTGCCAGAACGCGGCCAGCGACTGGGACTACCACGGCTACAGCGAGATCGACTGGGTGGTGTGTGACCGCCGTGGCCGTCCTGCCCCTTGGCTGGAAAAGAAGATGACCAGTAAGGACGAGTCCCGCATTAAGCAGGAGATCGCCAAGCATATGAACGACTAAGGGTTTGTCCCTACAAAATAATTTAAAAAAGTATTGTCAAGGTGAATTACCGTGTTACACTTGCATCACTGACACAGCAATTCCGCATAGTCAGTTAAAAGCGAAGGACAGCGAAAATGGCAAAACGCCTCACACTCAAACAAATCCGTATCGGCCAACTGGTCGTCCGTGGTGAACACGCAGACGCACAGGTCTACACCATTGCCGCAATACGGGGCTTCAACATCCATGTCATATGGTTTGAGGGCACCCGCAAATGTGGTCAGTGGACAGACTACGGCGACTGCTACAAGCCAACACTTGAGCAGATCGAGTACAGCATTGCCGCCAACGGCAGGCTTGCATCGGGCCAAGACATCAAGGACTTGGACTTAGCGTAAACCAACAGGGGGCTTCGGCCCCCACAACCAAATCAATAACCAACTGAAAGCGAATCGATTATGAACAACGAAATTGACATCACCATCTACACAGAAGACCAGTCTCGCGTTTCCATCGCTGAGTGGGACGACGGTGGCGCGTGGCTTAAAATTGGCGTAAAGAGCGGCGGTGCATACACAACCCTGACCCGCGACGAGGCCCAGCAGTTGTTGGCTGGTCTGCAAGCCATCTTGGCAAAAGAGGTGACAGCATGATTGAAGACCGCCCACACTACATTGTCCACAAGGACACTGGCCGTGTTATCGGTACCTACGCTAACCATGCAGAAGCCTACGCCGCATACGAGAAACTTGGCACAGGCAACGACGGCATGAGCGATCACGCCATTGGAGTAGTCGAATGAACAAGCAGGAGATTGACGACATGATGAAAGACCTTCCAAGCCAACAGCCACCAGAAGAGACCTTGATTCAGAAGGTCACAATTGGTATAATGTTCATAGCCATTTTGTTCTTGATGGTGTGGGCACCTGACTTCATTTTGACTGAAGAGGAATGCCTGCAACAAAGCCCTCGTGCTATCACGATTGGCTTGTGTAGCGAACCGAAAGCGAAGTAAAACCGAATGGGTTTCTCGGCCCCAAAAGCCGAGAGCCAACACGCATGGGGATTGGTGGGACTGCACTCCCACTTCTGTGCAGGGATAGAAGGTCAGTTGTGTGGGTTCGGCCTGCCGTGGCTTTCGCAGTCTCCAGTTGTGTTGGTAGTCGCGCCCCGAAACAGTCTTGAATCGCGGAGAAGTAGCGCGGTATCTGGAGACTACTGACAACCTACATCTGGCGAACCATAAGCGAATCGATTACACTGCGATCAATTCAACATGGGGAATATGGGTCATGCCAGAAACACCGAAGGGGCCAAAGAGGCCCGCAAAGAACGCTAGAGCGGCACAGGAGGCCGCAAAAGCCATTGGGAAGGCCAAGGTAGCCTCAAAGCGCACAAAGGCTTCCGCGCCCGCAAATAAACCCAAGCCAACACCACGCAGAGTATTCGACCAGCGTATAGCAGACATCATCTGTATAGGACTGAGTGAGGGAATGAGCCTGCGCCAGATACTGAGAGCAGATACGACTGGAGTGCTTCCTGCGCAGAGTACGGTGTACGAGTGGTTGTTGCGTCATCCTGAATTCGCGGAGCAATACGCGCGCGCTCGTGAAGAGCAGGCCGACACCAACGCTGATGAGATTCTCTCCATTGCTGACGAGATGCCGCCTGAGTACACCGACGACAAAGGCCGCACTACTCTGGACATGACCTACATCCAGTGGCAGAAGAACCGCATCGAGGCCCGCAAGTGGACGGCCATGAAACTCAAGCCAAAGAAGTACGGCGACAAGTTGGGCCTGCATGGTGTGGAGGGTGCCGCGCCCATTGCGACGCAGGATGCGACGGCCAGCAAGTTCGAGGAGATCATCCGCAACATGGAGATGACCAAGCGTGCTGGCTGACCTGTTCGATGA